ATCTGCACATAGGCCTGTCCTAATGTAGGCATTGATTAACTCCTCTTGCCGTATCGCTTCTCCATGAAAGCTTCCGGAGAGTCGTACACGACATGATCACTCTGTTTTTCTGCGCGCGGCTCTTCGGCTTTCCCGTAATAATAATCATGTGCCGGAGTGCCAGGATAATTCCGACCGTTCACGCCGTCTTCCGTCCTGCTCCATTTGAGCCACAAAAGCATGTCGGCGATTTCCGCAAGCAGAATCGTTTTATCATCATATGTGGTCTTTGTTTTTGCGCGCTTGACTCTTGAATCATCCCTCAGACCGACGGCGAGCGTCGCCGCAAGTTTCGCGGGCAACCTCTTAATGTCAAATACCCCGTACGTCTCGACCATGTCGCAGGTCAATTCGTCGGGGTATTTATCCATCATGTCGGCGAGGGCTCTGAGTTTTTTGCCGCCGGAATAGCCTCCTCAATCTCCAACATTGCCGTCATCATGTCAGATGTATGGACCTTACCGTCCCTACGGACGTGCTCCATAAGCGCATTTTTCTGCTTAGCGCCGAGAAGCTTTTCCGCAAGTTCTCCGAGATAAATAGGATTCTTATTCACAGCGGCGTACAGTTCCACGAGCTCGAAATCATCGAAAACGTCCTCGGGGATTTCAAACTCGAAACCGCTCTTAGTCTTGCCTTTGATCATTCAGCACCTCTTATGTTGTTCCGGACGCTCCGGAAGACGCCGCGGCCGCCGCGATGTACTCATAGACGGAATTTCCGGAATCATCGAGCATGGTCGCAATCGTAATATCGTAAGAGATCGCTTCATTGGATTTATACACAATGTCGCCGATCGCCGTGATCTTACCGCGCGGAATAACCATGCGGTAAGGGATGTTTCCGCGGAGAATCATGTCGATGACGATGGCCCGCTCGCCGGGATCATCCGCATTGTTTTTGATGGTAATCGCGCCGTTTGACTCCGTGATGTTTGCGGAGCCATGTACGAAACTGTGAACATCTTTCCGCTTGTACTCGATCAGTTTCAGCTTCACAGAAACGATCTTTTCATCCTGTGTCACGAGGACCGGAGCGCCGCCCCATTCTTTGATCGTAGTGGTCGAAATGGATGTACTTTTGGTCACGCCGTCTTCCGACACAAATCCCATGTCCTTGAATGCGGTGTCAAGCGTCGCACTTGCGGACGTGGGGAGAGTCGAGCCCGCCGGAGCAGTAAAAACCGCACCGGATGTATTCGGCTTGCCGGCTGTGACATTTAACGCGTTTCCAGCCATATATTGCCTCCTTAGTAATTGATCTCAAACACGCTCTGGTAGCGGTACCGCTTGCTCCGCGTGTCTGTGTGGTTATAGTTAGATGCCAGTTGTACACCGCTGATCTCCGGACGCGTCACGATGCCGAGCATTGCGGCCTTCACAGCGTCGTCAAGCTCCGCGGCGTCGTAGAGAGAAACCAGCGAGTAAGACTGTGCGGCGATAGATGCGCGACCGATGTAGTCCGTCATGCCTCCGCCGACCTTCTCAAGAACAACAAAACGCCTCGGCGTCTTATGGAAGCGCTCCGAAGGTGCTTCGGGTAACTCCATAAGGACCGGGACGTCCAACTGTTCCGAAAGATATTCTCTTACGATTTCTTCGATAATCATCGAATTGATTTCTCCAATGTGTTGTTGTCGAGGTTGTCAAAATACGCCTCATCCGTGTCCGTAGCAACTGACACGTTCGCACGGGTCGGGCCGATGTGGACGCTGTAGCCTTCGCCCGCATTCGTGGCGACCTGGCCTGCAAATTCCGTCAATACATCAACCATTTCCTGCGACTGCATCAGCTCACGGACACCCGCACGATTAAGGACAAATTTTTGTAAGTTACTCATACCGCTCCACCATCACATTCTGCGACCAGTCGAGCGGGACGAGCTCATCCTGTCCCCTTGCCGGGAACCCAATTGTGCGGTATTTGCCCGCCGGGAAGTCGTCCGGGAGCCGGACCTTACGATCAGTCCACACGTTCGTGTCGCCCTTCGGGATCCCGAGTGTGTACGCTGCGCGCTTGCCCGTCAGGTTAAGCGTATCAATGACCTCCTGCGGGGTCGGGTTGCCGATCAGCACGTTCTCGACCTCGATCGGGACGTCCTCATACACGGAACGGCCAAACGGGTCGATGCCCGTCTCGACCTTGTCATATAAAATTACTGTTCTTCCTCTGAGCCGTCCCATAACTCCATTACTCCATATTTCTGACGCCTGAATCCGAGCAGTTTCCGCTCATTGTTCATCAACGACATGGCGATGCCACCGCCCGGGATCGCATAGGTGCCTGACCAGGTATAGCCAAGCCCGCTCTGTGATTCCTGGCTGATCGGGTCGCCTGTCATTGACTGACGCATGGCTCTTGTCGTCACATCGCAAGTGATCAGCTTAACAACCGACTCATAAGCGGCGTCCGCTGTGACCCTTGTATCGACGTCGACGCCGTATTTGTTACCCTCAGTGCGGATCAGGTCCGATACGAGCGGGAGCATTGTCTCCACCCGTGTCAGACTGTCGCCCGTATAGGTCACGCCGGTGAGCGCTTCGAGCTCGGAAATCGTCACGAAAGCTGTGCTCATAAGCGCGTCCTCCTCATACGTACTGGTAATAGCGGGCCAAGTGGCCGCATTTTACACGAGGATCCATGATTATCTGATAGCCATACAGCCGAGCATGCTGACAAAAATAGAAGTCCTCCGAAAACGTGGAACAGTCCTCGTTCGTGACATACTGGAAATACGGATAATCCAAGGCCGTCAGTACAGTGGTCTTGATGAGTGCGCACGCAAATCCTCCGCCCTTTACTTCCGTCTTTTCTGCGGGGAGTTCGTCATAGTGATAAAAATCCCGGTAAGACATGTCGGTCATCTTTACCATGGCCGTCTCGCCTTCTTTGGTATTCTTTCGCGGGCATACTCCCAAACAGATGTCAACGTCCGTATCAAGCATCAATTCCAACGTATCCGGCGGGATGATCGTGTCCGAGTCCACCATAAGCACATAATCATAAGTGCCTTTGGCAAGCACGGAAATCTTGTTCCGAGCAACTGCGCAGTCATATCCTTTTACAAAATCAAAAGACAGTTCATGACCCGCATTACGCAGGTCATAAACCGCCTTGAAAACTTCCGGCTGTATCGTATCAAAAGTCGGAATAGCTATCAGGATCCTCATTTACCCTCCGATCAATCAGACGTGTGTACGAGTGATCTTGTTGAACGCATCCGTCATGGCGACGAAACCGACCTCGATCTCGGCGCGGACTGCGAACATGTTGCGCTCCCACAGGTTGACGACTTCGGTACCGATCGTAAGAGATGCCTGATCAGAGATGCTGATGTTGACGCCCTCGACGACGCCATACAGAGCATTCGCCCAGTCGCCTGCGAATCCGAGAACGTCATCCTTTGCCGCAACATAGCCGGACTGGCCGGATGTGCCGGAAACTGCGTTGCCTGCTCCGTAGATCCCTCTGGAATAGTAAGCGGGCTGGCCGAGGAGCCTCGGAATTCCGCCTTCTGCAATCGTATTGATAAAGATAGGTCTCTTGGTTGTATCACATGCCTCAAGCAGTACGCCACGCGCCTGCGGAGACAGTGCATAACCGTTGACGTCATAGCCTGCCGCCGCGATCGCTGTATCCGCTTTCACGAGGGTAAGATAAGCGCCCTGGTTGCTGTTGTCATTGATCGACTGTGCGGTGCAGTTGGTCAGAACGTCGAAACCGGTGCCGGGAGCCGTGCCATTGAAGACCGTTGCGTCGAATTTCTTGCCGAGTGCTGCGGGAAGTGCCCTGACCAGCTCGTCATAGAGCTTTGCGGCGTCCCTGCGGAACTGGTTGGAAAACGGCA